TATTGTTTTTTAACTATTATTTTTTCTTGTTTAGATGAACATCCTACAAATAATACTACAAACATAAAAATTAAATTTATATTAAAATTTGCATTAAAGATTAATTGTGTAAATTTTTTCATCTTTTTCCTTTTCGATTGATTTTATATTAGAATTTAATTTTTTTTCAACTTTATTATTAACATCTTCAATTTCTTTTTCTATTTTTAAAATTTTAATATTTTCTTCTTTTTGTAATACTTCATTTTTTATATTATCTAATTTATTATTGGTTTTATTCACTTCATTTTTTAATTTTTCTTTTTCTTTTTTCAATGATTTTATTTTAGAATTTTTATCATAAAATTTTTTAACAATAAATAATCCTCCTATACAAGCACCAATTCCTTTTAATAAATTTATAATATTTTTTAAATTCATACTTATTAAATTTAATATATTCATTTTATTTTTCCTTTTAATTTTATAGATTAAATTTTAAGACTAAAAAGAAAAAAATCTTTTTAGTTTTTATATATAATAATATTTAAATTAATTTTTTTAAATTATATTAATACAATTATTAAATATCTAATTAATTTTTTAATACCTTTGCAATTTTTACAATTGTATTACTTCCTAATATTACCATTGCTATAGATAAAAATGCAACATAACTTGTAGAGTCTAATAATATTTTAGCAATAGTTGGATCTATAGTTGTAAACATAATACCCATTACAGTTATAGCATATATTAATACAAATAATAATATCCCTATTCTTGTAGTTAAATTATGTTTACCCCAAAAATCTTCATAATGACTTGCTAAATTTGTTACTTGTTTTTCTGCTATTTTTTTAACATCTTCCATTGAAATGTTCCTTTACTAATTTATAATTTATAGTTGAATAGTTCTTCTAATCCAACCATAAAAATATTTTTTTAGTTTTTTATTTTTGATAACTAAATTAGTATAATATTCAATTCTTTTTATTTTTAATTTTGAAACAAATAATTCTTCATTCATTTCATTTAAGTGTTTTAATGTAATTGGACCTATAATTCCATCAACTTTTACATTTAATACTTTTTGAATAAGTTTACTTGTTCTTCCAACACCTAAATTAACTGATGTATCCATTATTACTTTTTGTTTATTATAATCTTTAATATTATCAAGTTTTAATTTATTCCAAAATTCTTTTTTATAAAAATCATATACATATTCTAAAATATTTTTATTATTCTTTAATAATTTTTTAATATTCTTATTTTCTTTTTTTAACTTATCAACTATATACCAACCTTTCCATTTAGGAAAATTCTTTTTACTTATTCCATACACAGTTTCTCCACCTGGATCATTTTCATCATAAGAATAAACACCTTCATTAGGTAAAACAACTTCTTTGATTATTTTAATATAATTTTTATTTTTCATTTTTATTTCCTTTATATATTATTAATAAAAAGTTTATATAATTATTTAATAATTTTATTTTTAATGTTTTTATCATTTAATATAAAAAAATAATTTAATACTTTTTAAGATAACTTATGAAGATATTGTAAAGAAAGTTTATAATAGTATTATAAATTAAGGTTGATAAATATTATAAATAATAATTAAATAATATATAATAACTATATAAAGGAGATTAAATGAGTATTAAAAAAGTTTATGAAAAATTTGCTAAAGCAAATGATTATATTAAATCACCACCAACAATCGATGAATTTATGACAAATCCCTACTATTTGGGAGATGAAACAATGAAAGGAAGTAAGATATTTCCTTTTTGGTTAGAAAAAATGAGGCAATGGTTTCCTACACCTTTTTATGAAAAAGATCCTGATAAAAAAATAATTTTATTAACCGGTTCAACATAGGTGTAGGAAAATGTTTAGCATCTGATCAGGAACTTGAATTATTCATATCAGAAGAAGATATTAAAAAATATAATTTAGAAGACTATATAGAAGAATAATTCGAGATATAAAAAGTATAAAAACGATGTGTTTTTAAGTCAGATACACATCATTCAAGAATGAATTTGTTTATTTACATCTTATAAAGGAGATACGGTAAAATATAATTTTATTAAATAAACTAAATTCGTTCTTTTCGTTTACGAGAACACAAAAAATTAAAAACAATAATAAATTAAATAAATATAAAAAGGAATTATAAATGTTAAAAGAAATTTTAGAAGAATTAAATGAAGCAAAGAAAAAAGTAAGTGCAAAAAGTGGTTATTTCGTATGGAATAAAGAAAAATTTGAAGTTATTGAAGATTCAGACAAACATCCTGATGAATTAGTTAAACAATATGTTAAAAAATATAATGAATTAGGTTCAAATAGTGAAATTGATGATGCTATTCAAGCAGATATGATGGCAGATAAAGTTAGAAAAATTTAATTATAAATAATTCGAAGAATAAGATTTGATTTATTCTTATTTTTCAAATAAATAATATAAATTATTTTATATACTATATTTTATAATAACTATATTTTATAATAATTATATAAAATAATTTTAATAATTCAAAAAGAGGTAAGAAAATGGATAAAAAATTAAAGAAAATTAAAATACCTATTGGTGTATTATTTGAAAAATTAAACATAAAACATTCAGATAAAGAATTAGAAGAAGAACACAATACTAAAATAAACATATATGTAAAAACTCCTAAAAATGAAATAACCAAAATAAACAAATTTATTACTAAAAGAAGTGATACTTATGAATATTTTTTAGAAAATGGAAAATCGTTAAAAACTTCAGATAAACATATTATTATTGAAAACAAAAAAGAAATAAAAATAAGTAAAGCAAATTCAGTAGATAACATAGATGGTAATTCTTATAAGATAATTAAATCTAAAAAATTAAAAGAAAATGAAATTGTATATGATTTTAATATAGATGATCCACATTTATATGTTACTCCCGATGGTAGTATAAATCATAATAGTAAAATTTCAACTTATGCTACATTATACATTATTTGTAGAATTTTACATTTGAAAAATCCTCAGGAAAAATTCAAATTACCAGAGACGACTAAAATTATTTTTATGTTAACAAATTCAACTATTGAAGCAGCAGATAGTATTAATTATGATCCAATGATAGCAATAATGAGAGAAAGTCCATTTTTTGTGGAACATTTCAATAAAAAAGGTAGAACATTATTTATAAAAAATATAGATGTGAGTATATGTTCTAGAAAAAGACAATTAGTAGGTAAAGATGTTATTTCAGCAATTTCAGATGAAGTAAATCAAGAAGTTGTAAAAGGTGGTAGTTTTGAACTTGTAACAGAAATGATAAATAGGATAAATTCAAGATTCATTTTAGAAGGTAATAAATGGCCAGGCAAATATTTTATTATATCTTCGGCACAAACTGAAAATTCTTTAACAGAAAAAATAAAAAATAATTTTGAAGGTTTTTCTGGAATAGAAATGGTAAATCCTGCAAGATTTGAAGTACTAAAACATAAAATAAAATATAGTGGTGAAAAATTTAAAGTTTTTATTGGTACTTATGATTCAGATCCATTTATAATTGAAAATGATGAACAATTAGAAACAGCATTTAATATTGACCCTAGTAAAATTTATGAAGTTCCTGTAGAACATTACCAAGAATTCAAAAATAGTATAGATGCAGGAATACAAGATGTTTTAGGAAAACCAACATTGAATTCTAAAACTTTTTTAAAAGATAAACAAGCAATAAGAAAAGCACTTAAATTAACTAAATTATACGATAAAGATTATATATTAGTAGATGATGATGAAACTAATAAAATTATTGATATGTTTGATAAAGATTTATTAAGAGCATTTGATCCTAAAAAACCAAGAGTCATTGCTATAGATATTGGTTTAAGTCAAGATAGATTTGGATTTGCTATGTTACATAGAAGATCTGAAGTTAAAGTAGAAAGATATCTCAATAATAATTTAGGTACAGCAGAAGATTTTGTATATTGGGCAGATTTGTGTTTAGCATTTATACCAGAAGAAATAGGTAAGAAATTAAAATTAGAAAAAATAAGAGATTTTATAAGAGATTTAAGAGATTTTGGATTTAATATACAATTAATTGTTTCTGATGGATATCAAAGTGAATATTTTTTACAAAAATTAGAAAGTGATGGATTTAAGACAAAATTAAATTCTGTCGATAGAAAAAAACAACCATATTATACTCTTAAATATGCATTAGAAGAAGGAAGATTAAAATTACCTAATAATAAAATTTTATTAGAAGAGTTGAATTCATTGTATGAAGATGATAAAAAAATAGATCATATTATGGATTTATTAAGTTCGGTTCCATTATTAAGAAAAAGAGAATTAAATATATCTAAAGATTTATCTGATTCAGTAGCAAATGCTATTTATATGTTTGATAAAGAAATAAAACCTTCTAAATTAGAAAATGAAAATTATGTAAAAAATCTTAAATCAAATGCTGGTTTAGAAACAGGTGATAAAATTATGGATATGGTTATGAAAAATGGAATAGAAGTTGATTATTTGTAATTTATATTTTAACTTGATATTAAATTGTAAAAAATTAAATAAATATAAAAACACTTATATCATATAAATATATAAAATTTAAGGAGAAGTAATGGAATGGAATAAAATGGTTCAAAAATTATTTTACTGGCGAACAGAAGGTAAAGATGTAGCGACCAATCTTCCTATTGGTATGTTGAATAAAGATACAGAAACTACCAAAGTTAATTTATCAATATTAAAACAAAAAGAAAGTCTGGATAAACATTTCAAAGAAATAGATGAAATTAAAGATTTTTATTTATCTGAAATGATGATAAGTAGAATCATAGATGATGCATTAAATCCTATTGGGAGTGATGAAGATATTTTCAAAGTAACTATAAAGAACGATGATGGTAGTATAAATGAAATTGCTACTAATGAAATAAGAAATTTTGTTAAAGATTTTAATATAGAAAAAATTATAACTGATATAGCACCTGATATATTAGCATACGGTCCTCATTATTTAAGATTAGATGTAAATACATTGGAATCTGATAAAACATTAAAAGGTATTATAAACATTCACGATGATGTAGACCCCAAAAATATAATTCCTGTTTGGAGAGATAGTAGAATTATATATTACAATGTTATAAAAGATGGAAAAATATTAAGAGAACCAGCACATAAATATGCATTTTTTGGTTTTTCTAATAGTAGAAAAAAAGTTAAAATTGAATTAAATGATGAAGATGTTATTTATTTTAGAACAGCAGAAGGATTATTACAACCTGTATTACAAAATCTAAAAATATTATATTTATTAGAAGGATTAGTATATATAAATCTTATTAAAAAATCATCTAAACAAAATATAATTGGAGTCGGTGTTCCTGATAGTATTAAACCTGAAGAAGCAATTCAAGTTGCAAAAACATATGAAAAAATGGTAAATAAATCTATAAATTCTATTGAAATAAATTTCGAAGAAATAAAAGAAACATTAGAACAAATATTAAAACATTCAAGCAACATTAAAGTTATTCCTAATTGGTCTGACAAAGGACAAATAGAAAAAGTTGATTTTGCTACATTTGAAGATTTAGATGATTTATTTGAAAAAATTCAAGATACAAGAAATGTTATACTACAAACTAATGGATTTCCACCAAGTATTTTTGAAAATGAAATTAGTAGAATGGATTTAATTCAAAATAGTGTTAGATATTCAAAAAAATTAAAAACTTTTCAAGGTTCAATTAAAAATTCATTATCACAAATGTTTTTGAATCATTTAATCAATATGGGTTATGATATAAATATGAAAAATATAGAAATTCAATTCTTAAATGTTGTTAATATGAATGATATAGAAAAAATTGAATTTTTGAATATGACATTAGATATGATGGATAATGTTAAAAGTTTCATTCAAGATTTTGCTGATAATGCGGGTGAAATGGGAATAGAAGTTGATAATTCTGTAATGTTAGATTTTTACAATAAAACATTTGAAAAAATATTTGGTAAAAATATATTCAAAATGAAAAATAAAAATGCTGACGAAAATGAAGATGATTAAATTTAAGGATATAAAATGAAATTCAAAAATAAAGAGCACGAATTTGAATATAATATTCTTGAAATGGATGAAGAGCAATATGTTAAGAAATTAAACATTATGAAAAAATTAAATAATTTTATAGATGTATTAGATAAAAATAAATTAAAAAATGGTTTAGAAAAATGGCAATCATCTACTCAAGGTAAAAGATTCAAAAAGAAAATAAATCAATCATTGGAATTATTAGAAAAAGATACTTTATCATATTCAGATAAAGTATTTTTATTAACAACATTATCATCAATAAAAACTCATATAATGATTGAATTACAATATTTTGAAGTTAATTATTCTGGAATGGTAGAATTTCTAAATATTTTTGAAATACTTCTTGAAGAAAGTAACGAAATTGAAAAAATATTAGTCAATAGTTTATTTGATTTTAAATTATTAAATAAATATAATAGTATAAAAATTATAGAAAAATTAAAAAATATATTTAATTTCTTCAAAGATTAAAAAAGGAAATTTTATGAACAAAAATAAAATTATGATAGTTGATGAATTTGATAATTTAGAAGAATCAAAAATTTATCAAATACAAGATTATATTAAATTACACGAAAATTACAAACCTACAAATAAAAAAATACTTGGTATTGTTGAAGGTAAGTCATTTGTATTAGATGGTGTTAGTAGAAATGGAAGATTTTATCCAAAACAATTATGGGAAAATGCATTAAAAAACCTTGAAGTTAAAGAAATGCTTAGAGATAGGTTAATGTTTGGATGTATTGGTCATCCTGAAAATTATACACTTGATGAATTATTAGCAGAAGGTAAAGTTTCTCATATTGTTACGGATATCAAATTAGGAAAAGATGGTTTTGGTTATGCTACTTATGAAATTCTTGATACACCAGCAGGTAGAATTTTAGAAACGATATTAAAAGCAGGTTCTAAAATGAAAGTTTCCACAAGAGGTTTCGGAGAATTTTCTAATGAAGCAAAACAAATTGATGGTAAAAAATATCAAGTTATAGATCCTAATACATTTCAATTAGAAAGTATCGACTTCGTTATTAAACCCGGAATTGCTAGTGTTGATGTAAAATTAGTGGAAGAATTAGAAAAAAATAATAAAGAAGATATTGAAAAACTCAAAGAAAGTAAAATTCATTTATGTGAAGATGGTGTTTGTACTATTATAAGTGAAATGGAAGTTTATGAAAATCTTAAAAAAGAAAACAAAAAATTACAATCTATTATTAAAAACTTAAAAGAAGAAAATAATGCTCTTCAAAATAAATTATTAGATTCAGACAATAATTCAGATAAAGATTCAAATAAAGATTCAGATAAAGATTCAGATAATTATGATGAAAAAATTGATGACTTAAACACTATTATAGTATCTTATATAGAATATTTTTTAAAAGATAATAATATGAATAAAAATTTAGATGATATTAGAAATACTATGTTAGATTATTTAGAAATAAACGATGAAGATATTAATTCTTCTATTATAGAAGAATTATTAAATAAAATTGAATCATATGATGATAATATTTATATTGAAAATCTTAAAAAATATCTTAATGAATTAAAAGAAATTTTAGATTCGTCAAAAAATAATTCTTCTAAAAATGATATTATAACTAAAATTATAGACAAAGGAAATGATTTAATAGGAGATATTAAATCAAAAGAATTGGAAGAAAATTATAATGATATTATAAAAGATTTTACTATAAAATTAATAAAAGAATCTAAAGAAAAAAATAATATCAATAAAAGTTTAAGTAAAAGTTTAGAAGAATTAAAAAAATCTTATTTCGAAACATTAAAATTATTAAAAGAAGAAAAATCAATTAGAGAAATTCAAGAAAAACATTTAATTGAAAAAGAAAAACATTTAATTGAAAAAGAAAATAAATATAATGAATTATTAGAATTAAAAACTAAATTAGAAGAAAGTGTAAATTCATTAAATAAAAAAATAATTGAAGAAGAAAAAGAAAAACATAAATTAAAAATAGAATACAAATTATTAAAAGAATCTAAAATTGAAGCAGATGAAAAATTAATATTTAAAAGAGTCAATGAAGAAATTAATAAAATTAAAAAAGATATTAAAGAGAAATTGGTAAGTGAAAATAAAATTTATTTAGAATTACAAGAACAAAAATTAAAAGAAAAAATAAAAAATGAATTTTTAGAAAATATAGAATATCTTAAAGAAAAGATAAAAGAAAAAGAAAATGATTTATTATCTACTAATGAAAAATTAAATAAATATATAAGTAGCATTGATAATTATAAAGATGAAATTAAATCATTAAAAGAATCTTTAACAGATTGTAATACATCTTTAATTGATTAT